CATCACTACCATCAACAAAACCAGCACTTGGTGAATTTCTATATTTGGTGAAACCAAATTGTTGAGACAAATCCATACCTCTATTTTTACGTGCTCTCATTCCACCTCTATCATCTCCAGCTGCTATAGTTCCTTGAGGAACATTATCAGGTAAATCACTATCTTTAGTAGTAAATGTCACACCGAAACGTTCCCTCACACCTGCATTCATACTTTGTAATACAGTTTGTTTCGTTACAAAAGCAACACCTCTTGGTGTGATTAAAAACTTACCTATTCTTTCTATGTCTGCTACAGTTCTCGCAGCTTGTGTTATTGCTCCACCTCTTACCAATCCAAAATCTATTGCACCTGCTCCACCAGGTCCCCATCTATCTCCTATCTCTTTTAAAATAAAAGGTTCGTCAGGACCAAATCTTCTATTACTTCTTGCACCCAATGGGTCGGTTTGACTGAATGCTCTATCGTAATACTCTTGTAGTTCAGGAACTTGTTTATCTACTATGCTTTGTCCTGGTGTGTTAAAAGTTTCATTGAATTGAAAATTGAGTTGTTCACTTTGACGACTTTGTGCTGATATCTTAAATGTCTGTATATCAAATCTTGGTGGTATGTCAAACGACTTATTACCTGTAACAAGAGTACCTGAATGACCATCCGTAAAAGATTGAGGTGTCTGTTTTGAACCAACACCTTGTGATAAATCTGATTTCATATCTATTAATGCCATTATGCTGCAGCACCTCCTCCACCTGTTTCTAAGTCTGCTATAGACCCAGCCATCTTATCAAACTTTCCAATTAACGCATCAAGTCTTTCCTCTACTCCACTCATATTAAAAGTTTCAGTTTGTGCTACAGATTCACCAGCGTGAAATGTACCTTCACCACTTCTTAAATGAGCTATTTTATTTGCACCTAATCCTTGAAATGATGGACCTTTACTAGATCCCATAGAATAGGCTGCTCCTCCTGCTGCTGCTCCAATCGCTCCTCCAGCTAAAGCTCCTGGACCTAATGCTGCAAATCCAGCTAAACTTGCACCAAATGTAGGTAGTGATAAACTTGTGAATATCATTCCACCAATGGCACCTACAAGAGCACCTAAACCTATGAATAACGCTGCTTTTGCTAATGTCGATTTATTACTTTTTTCTTCCTCTCTGACTAAAGCAGCCATTCTATCTACACTTAAACCAACACTATCTGCTAATGCTTTTCTTTGTATAACATTTAACTTATTAAATTCTGCTTCACCACCAACTTGAGAAACAATCTCATCCATCATAGCTGATTGCTCTCCTGCAAATGCTAACTGTCTTGCTCTATCAAGATTAATACTTTTACCTAGTAAAACTTGTGCATTCATTTGTGCTTCTATGGATGATTCGAAGTTAAGTAATGATTCTGATATACTCGCTACATCACTTAAATTAACACCTAACTCTCTTGCTCTTTTTGCTGCATCAAATATATTTCCTCCACCATCTTTTGCAAATTTTGCAAAAAGTTCTGTATTACCAGCTACATCATCCATTATCAATTTAAATGGAACACCAGCCTGCTTGTATGCTTTCATTTGAGAGTTGAGAACTTCAAGACTTGCATCAGAAGTTGCTGCCATCGCTGCTAAAATCTTTACTTGGTTTTCTGCAGTTACTCCTGAAAATATAGAAGTCATTTTCATGCTTAAACCGAGTCTCATAGAACCCTCATTGATATTACCGAACTCTTGAGACAGGGCTCTCATTTCTTTTCCAAATAAGAAGAATTCTGGTCTTGTAAATGTATCTCTAAGACCTACACCAAGTTCTGTCATATTATCGTAAAAGTTTTTAAATATCGCTGCTACCATAAGACCACCAACAACCTTGAAACCTTTACCGATACCCATCAGTTGAGCTTCACCTTTATCTAATCCTTTACCCAATCCATCTTTATATGCTTCACCAACACCATCAATGATGTTTCCTAACATACCACCCACTCCAGGTATCATGTCAGTAAGTTTTTTTACAGTTGCTTCCTTTTTCCTATAACTTTTTAGAGCTACATCAGCTTCTTTTCTAAGGTTTGCTTGAACTCTACCCTCTTGCACCAAGCTCTGATATATTTTCTTCATATCTCTATTTTTTTCTTGGTTAGCTTTTCTCTGTAGAGATTTTAGATTAACAGTTGTCGAAAATAAATCTTTTTGACTATCAGCTACATTTTCTGCTTCATCAAATGCATCTTGTAATTTATCTACAAAGTCACCAGTATTCTCAGATACTTTTTTAGTACGTCGTTCTAGCTGTTCAAAGACATCTGCAAGGCCTGGTACGCCTCCAAGTCTTTCTAATTCATCTGCAAATAAATCACTAGCTGGATTTTTGGGTTTTGGCATTGTTTATCCTTTATTGGATACTATTCACCTATACTTTTTAGATAAGAATCGTAGTTTGGATTAGAGTCTCTTTTAGCTTTCATTCGCTTAATAGCCTCTTTGTTTCGTTTCTCTAACTTATCAAGGAGCTTTCTCATCTCAGGATCTTTTCTCATATCCTTTTCTATTTTTCGTCTCTTAGATGCTCCAAGTTTTCCGAAAAGAACTTTGAAAAATTCTTTCAATACAGATTCGTTTTTGTATGTGTATCTACCGATTCTGCCGGCCATTAGTATCTCCAATATGATTAGGTTGTTTTGATTCAATAATAAATATCGAATAGTTAAGTTTTTCTATTAAGGTGATTTATACTTTTGTCGCATCTTCTTTTGAGCTTTATCTATTTCCTTATTTTCATCTTGATACTGTTTTTCAAGACGTTTTAAGTAAAATTTGCGCAAGTATATTGGTAGGTTGTATACTTCATCAAAGGTAAAACCACCCTTGTGATAGTATATTAGTTGAAATATTTCTTCGTGAATATCTTTTTTGTGTTTAGGCTGAAGGCCAAAAAAACTGAGCAGTGATTTCCACTGCAACCTCCTGTTCCGTTCCATCTTCAAAGGTTGCTGTAGTAGTCATATGCACATCAGGATTGACTGAATTGATAAATTTTCTTATCGCTAATGCATCTACTGATAGTAATTCTTTATCAACAAAATTATTGATATGAGCTCTTTCTGATTTACCATCAACTGAAACAATCACTCGTTTCATACGACTTGTCATAACTTGAGTTATTCCACCCACCTTTTTCAATCGTTCAGCTTCAATCTCAAGCTCTTTTTCGTCTTGATGAGTAAGAAGTCTGAGGTTGGCATCTCTCTTACTATTTGGTAATTTAAACTGAAATTCATTTGGTATCAATTTCTTTATCATTCAACGTAGTCAAATCTACTTTTGCAGTAGTCTGTTCTCCATCTTCATCATAGACTGTAAAATTATATTCTTTACCATAAGCAAGTATTCTAGCTGCAATAATAAGTGCATTCTTGTCACCTATAAGTAAATCATTTATCTTAACCTTTTTATCCACAATTAATGCTTCTAAAAGTTTATCGATAGCAAGTCCTTGCTTCAATAGATTAGGTGAAGTAAGAATGTCTTCTTCACGCGCGGTCATGTATTTCATCTCCACTTTACCTGATGAAAGTGGATGTTCTTTGGGATAAAAATATCCCTTCGACGGAAGATTTACTTCTTCCGTCGGAAATTTAGTTTCTGCCATAGAGTTATCCTCTGATTAATATCATTAAGATTTAAAACCTGTTTATTATAACTATATTAGTAATTCTTGAAATTACAATTTATTTTGATGGTGAAAATTTGTCCTTAATTGGTTTCAAAACCATATCGAAAACAATGTCATCGTATTTAGTTGGGGTAAGTTTTACAATTTTCTCTACTGCGTAAAGAACTACCAAAACGTATTCCCAATTTGCTGCTATCCATTCACTCATTTTATACTCCTATTAGATTAGAATTGTAAGATTGCGTAATCGTATTGTAATGTTAAGGTTATATCTGCTGGTTCGCTAGACTCAAAAGCTATCTCACCAAAGTTTGCAGTTGATATATAAGCACCTTTTAAAGTCCACTCTTCTACTATATCACCGACTGGACCTAACATATTAAATGTAATATCTTTTTTGTAAAAATCTGCATATCCGTCTCTACCTGTAACCGACTCATGACCTAAACGAACCCATTCCATAACTGCTTGTGCACCACTTGGAACGATAGGATCGTATAACGTGATATCAATAGGTTGCCAAGTTCCTTTACCTTTTAAATGTCTCTTAACATTTATATGGTCTAAAATCATCTCCTCAAACTGAATCTGTGGTCTTCCTCCAGCTTTAATTAAGTAAGATGGTATACCCTCGATATACATAATAAACCGATTTTTTGTTTTCGGTTCAAACGGGGTAAAAAATATTTCGTTGGTATCTAAAATGTCAGGCATTATTTGTCTCCGTTAAAAGCAATTTTTTATCTTCGTATATAAATATCACAAACTAAAAAAAATGATAATATCAATATTACATAGTTCTTGTTAGTTTTATAGTAGTTTTATAGAAAAAGAAAAACCCCAACCGAAGTCGGGGTTTTCCATATACGTCAGCGTATGTTATAAGATAAATTACTCAGGGAACGATGCGCCTGTAGGTTGAACAACAAAATCCAACACGATGAACTCAGCAGTTCTCGTAGGTTGAATAAATATCTGTCCTACCAATCTGTTTCTATCTACAACATCAGGAGTATTGTTAGTTTCATCCATTACTACTCTGAATGCACTTAAACCACTATTGGATTGTACACTTTCAAGATAAGGATTAACAATATTCAAGAATCTGTTTCGTGTTGCTACTGTGTTCTGTTCGAATACTAAGAATCTTGAAGAACTTGCAATAAATTTCTTTAATGCAATTAACAATCTACGAACATTGATTCTATCTAATGCTGATGGTTTGGATTGTAGTGTTTTCTGTCCGAATACTACTACACCTTGACCAGGGAATGAAGCTATTGGATTCACTCTTTCTTCATAGAGGTCATCTCTTTCAGCGTGAGTCAATCTTGTTTTAGCTTCCAACACCGTAGTCAAACCACCACGATTTAAACCAGCTGGTGCAAACCATTCGTGTGCTACTTTATCAGTAAATGCGATTACGCCAGGTAATACTACTGATGGTGGTACCCAAACTGGTCTGTTTGTATCTCCATCGACTATCTTAACCCAGGGGTAATATGTTCCTGCATAGTTTGTATCCAAAGCACTTACAGTATTTGTCACTGTAGCGATAGTATCACCATATGCTGCTGCATCCATGATATAGAAAGCGTCTGCTCTTGCTTCTACTTTCAATATTGCATGATTTGTCACTTTTGGATGTAGTCTGTGAATAACACCAGGTGTCACCAACATATTAATGTCGAATTCATCTGGATTACTTACAGCATTGATTGCTCTTTTGTATGCTACTGAACCACTTGCTGTAGCACTTGAGATATCAAATCCTTGTGTGTTTGTTGCACTTATATCGTTACCAACAAGTTTTGGATTACCAGGATTATCACCATCAAATCCAAACTGGAAAGGTACTGTGAACTTTCTCTGACCAATAGCTGATAGTGATAGTGTAATATTCTCTGTAGCATCTGAGAATGTGGTTGCTAATGAACTTGCATCAGCGTGACCTTTCATGTTCTCAAGAGACATAGAGACGTTACCAGTTGTAGCAGCTGTCTTGGGTATAGGTGATAAGTATTCACCATTATCAGGACGTTTATCCATATCGAAATCGAATCCATAGAATATATTAGAATCGAAATCACCATTTGTATTCTGCTGTGTATGAACAAAAGATGCACTTGGTGCACTAGATACAGGAATGTTCAATGCATCGTGACCCATAGGAACAACTGTAGTTGGCATATTTTCTAAGTTTTTGTAATCACCAACTCTGATATGTTTACTCAAGTTTGGATAATCACCTTTGTATGTCAACTTACCATTTGAATCGATTTCCACGTGTCTATCACCAATTACTTTAGCAAAGTAATTTGCTGCTTCTGGATCGAATGTCAAATTATCAAATTGTTCAACGATTTGATTGTCTTTTGTTTTATTTGGTGCATGATGTCTAACTTGTAATGAGAATGTTCCATAGTCACTACCTGCTACTGAGGATGCTGCCTTGACATTTAAGATATTAACTTTGTAAGCTTTGTTCATATTCGTTCCATGTGAACGTGTATAAACTCTAAACAAGTTATATCTTGCTCCAGCCACTAATTGTGATTGTAGATATGGTGTTCTTGCCACACTAAAATCTTTGTTACCAGTCCATGTGTCGGCGTTACCATCAGCATCATATGTAGAAACACCTGAATTTAAGTCAAGTGTACCTGTTGATGATGTGACTGCACTTTGCCAAGCGCCTGAACCTGTGGAATGTTGAATTCCCTTAAAGTTTTTGTAAAGATAGACTGGAACCGTTGTTCCCGCTCCATCATCTGCTATCTGAGGATCTGTGCTAAGTACATCTCCGATATAATTTGCACTTCCTGTACTAAACGAAATAGTTTTTGTATAGGTTGTGATATCACTTCCACTAACTACTAATGTGTAATTTGTAAAAGTTCCACTACCTGTAGATGGTGTCAAATCAGCAGTTCCGTTTCCACCACCACGTGATGGTGCTAAAACAGCTAATGCGTGATCTTTAGTTGAACCACTAATTCTACAAGATAATGTGATTATATCAGGTTTGTATCCACCTAGTCCCAAAACCCTCACGACCGTTACTGTCCCCGCGGAACGCAAATACTGTTGCACAGTATATGGTGTATAAAAACGTCTATCGAGACCACCGAACATCTCTTCGAATTCTGAATAGTTATTCAGAACAGTAGGTGTAAAAGCTGGACCTTTAGTCGTAGGACCGATAATCGCAGCTCCAATGTCTGCTACACCTTGTGGAAGAAATGATAGGTCTTTCTCGGATGTAAATACACCAGGACTTACTATTCTTTCAGCCATTGAGTTTCTCCTAAATGATTTTTGTTAAAATAAAGAAAAATTGTTTATTTATAAGTATAAACAAAAATCCCCAAATACAATTATAAGGGGATTTTTCTTGTGTTTTTTAAAGTTTTTCTTAACTATTCGGTGTAAATACACCAGTTTCAGGATCTAAATTACCTGAACCATACTTGTCGTTTAATTCTTTAGCGACTTCTTTCTCTTTTGCTTGAGTGTCTTGATACTTCTGAGCATATTGTTCTTCTGATTTTGCTAAAGCATCTATTTGTTGTTGAAGTGCTATTTTTTGAATCGCTACCTGACCAAATGCGTTCTGACATTCGAGATAGTCTTGTTGTATTTGTTTTAAAGAAGCTAACTCTTCGTCTGTGAATTTAATTTCCTTATCTGCCATAACATTTCCTTATAGTTTATTAGTAATAAATATAACTTATTTATTCAAACAATCACAATTTTTTTCGATGCGTTCTACTTTCTCATTCAACTCTTTGACAGCTTCAATTAGTAATGGAACTATCAATTCATACTTAACAGCCTTGTATCCATCACTTCTTTCGGTTACGATTTCAGGAAGAATTTTTTCTACTTCTTGTGCTATAACACCATAAGAATGTTCACCCTCAAATGCTTCTTTGTTTTTGTTCCAATCGAACTCTACACCACGAAGTTCTGAAAGTTTCATTAATGGGTCTCCAATCTTAACCACATTATCTTTCAATCTTTCGTCTGAAGAATAGAATGCCACAACGTCATTGTTAAAGTTTGCAAGACCTGCTGCACTCATATCTAATTGTAGAGCCGTTATTTCAGAAGTTCCATCTTGTCCTTTGAGTAGTATATCCTTATCATCAACATCCGTAACAATTACGAAATCACTTGAAGCGTTCTTGAATGAAGCGATTGTAGTTCCACCTGATTTTATTACAGTATCATTACCACCCGCGTCTAATATAATATCTGCAGCTGCATCTACTGTTAGATTATTAGCGCTAATTGTTAAATCAGTTCCATCACCCTCAATCTTCTCACTAGCTCCACCGAACACGATACCAACATCATTTGGAATATGAACATCGGATGTTGCGTTCAAGTTAATCTTAGCTCCAGAACCAATCGTTAAGTCTGTGTCGTCTGATTCAATCTTTTCACTACCATTAGCGTCAAATACTAATCCAATATTCTGAGGTATGTGGACATCTGATTCTGCAGTAAGATTTATTTTTGCACCTGCTATGGTTAAATCAGTTCCATCACCCTCTATTTTCTCACCATCATTACCAAAAGTCAAACCAATGTCTGCTGGTATGTTGATATCACCACTACCACCAACGTTGATATTTAAATCAGTTCCGTCACTCTCTAAGAATTCACCTGTTGAGTTTCCACTATGGTCATTAAATGATAATCTATTTGCTACAAAAACATTACCAAATGAACCTGTAGAACTATTAGAACCACTTGTCAAGGATGAATTTAATTTTAGAATATTAGCTGATATAGTTAAGTCTGTACCATCACCCTCAATTTTCTCTCCATCATCACCAAAAGTTATACCAACATTTGCTGGTATGTTAACGTCAGCCGTAGCAGTTAAATTTATGTCTGCGCCAGAGTTTATAGTTAAATCTGTATCGTTTGACTCAATTTTCTCACTTGCGTTATCATCAAACACAATACCTTTGTTCTTAGGTATGTGAACGTCAGCGGTTGGTGATAAGTTAATCTTATTACCAGTAATGGTTAAGTCTGTTCCATCACCCTCTATCTTTTCAGCGTCATTTCCAAAAGTAAGTCCTACGTCAGCTGGTATGTTTATATCAGTTGTAGCTGTAAGATTAATATCTCTACCAGATGCTATAGTCAAATCAGTTCCATCACCTGTTAGATACTCACCACCCTCATCGAATAAGTATGAATATTGTCTTGTCAAGGTGTGGTGGAATGAACCTGTTCCTGAACCACTAACGTTTCCTATCACGTGTAATGCTTCTGCAGGATTTTTTGTGTTGATACCTACTTCATGAAAATGTCCATGAGCAAATGAACCTGAAGATACTGATGAACCACTTGTCATACCACTAGCTATCTTTAGAATATTTGCAGAGATTGTTAAATCTGTTCCATCTCCCTCTATCTTTTCTCCGTCATCACCGAAAGTTATACCAACGTTTGCTGGTATATTAACATCTGCAGTTGCAGTTAAATTTATGTCTGCGCCTGAGTTTATAGTTAAGTCAGTATCATTACTTTCTATCTTTTCACTAGCATTGGCGTCAAAAACTAATCCAACGTTTTGTGGGATATGAACGTCTGAAGTAGCAGTCAAGTTTAGTTTAGCACTTGAAGCTATAGTTAAATCTGTTCCGTCTCCTTCAATTTTTTCTCCGTCATTTCCAAAGGTTAATCCGATATCAGCTGGTATGTTAACATCACCTGTAGCATCTAATGTTAAGTCTGCACCTGTATCAATTGTTAATGCACCACTTGCATCAATTTCAGCTGCGTCTAATGTAATCGTATCTACAGTAAGTTTAGGTGCTTCCATAAAGACACTTGAAGAAAGTGCAGTTCCAGCGTGTCTATATCTTAAAAATGCCACACTACCACTTATACCCCAATCAATACCACCATTGTGCATTAGTGCGGATGTAGCTGAACCACTACCAACCGTTATGGTGTGGTCAGCGACTTGTAGACTTCCAACTTGTGCTTCAAGTCTATTACCTGTAACAGTCAAGTCTCCTGGAATTGTTACATTACCATTATTAAATGTAACAGTTTCAACCAATGTGTTTCCATTTGAAATTATCGAAAGGTTATTACTACCATCAACCTCTATCTTTTCTGTATCAGCTCCGAATGTTAAACCTACCTCTGCAGGAATGTTAATATCAGAAGTTGCAGTTAAGTTTATATCAGCGCTTGAATTAATGGTTAAATCTGTTCCATCTCCTTCAATTTTTTCTCCGTCATTTCCAAACGTCATACCGATGTTTGCTGGTATATTGATATCACCACTACCACCAACATTAATATTTAAATCAGTTCCATCACTTTCTAAATATTCACCTGTTGCGTTTCCACTATGGTCATTAAAGGATAGTCTATTTGCTACAAATACATTTGCAAATGAACCTGTAGAGGTAGATGAACCACTTACAAGTGCTGAATTAATTTTAATCTTATTAGCACTAATCGTTAAGTCAGTTCCATCTCCTTCAATTTTTTCACCATCATCACCGAAAGTAACACCGACGTTTGCTGGTATGTTAACGTCAGACGTAGCAGTTAAATTTATATCTGCGCCAGAATTAATAGTTAAATCTGTATCGTTTGACTCAATTTTTTCACTAGCATTAGCGTCAAAAACTAATCCAACGTTTTGTGGGATATGAACATCACTTGTTGCTGTAAGGTTTAGTTTAGCACTTGATGCTATAGTTAAATCAGTTCCATCTCCCTCTATCTTCTCACCATCATTACCGAAAGTCATACCGACATCAGCAGGAACATTAATATCTGTAGTTGCTGTTAAATTAATGTCTCTTCCTGATGCTATGGTTAAATCAGTTCCATCACCTAATAGGTATTCACCACCCTCATCGAATAGGTAAGAGTATTGTCTCACCAAACCATGATGGAATGAACCTGTACCAGAACCACTCACATTACCGACAACCTCTAACGCTTCAGCGGGTGCTACTTCGTTAATACCAACCTTACTTGCAAAATGTCCATGTGCGAATGAACCAGTCGAAGTAGAAGAACCACTTGTTTCAGCACTATTTATTAAAATCTTGTTGGCACTTATAGTCATGTTTGTGCCGTCACCTTCAATCTTTTCACCATCATCACCGAAAGTAACACCAACGTTTGCTGGTATATTTACATCACTTGTCGCTGTAAGGTTTATATCAGCGCCTGAGTTTATAGTTAAGTCAGTATCATTACTTTCTATCTTTTCACTTGCGTTATCATCAAATACTATACCGACATTTTTAGGAACGTGAACATCACTTGTTGCTGTAAGATTCAATTTACCACTTGAAGCTATTGTTAAATCTGTGCCGTCACCTTCAATCTTTTCTCCATCATTACCAAATGTCATTCCTATATCTGCACCAACATTGATATCACCACCTGAACCTACTGTTATAGTTAAATCAGTATCATCACTTTCTATTTTTTCGTGTGTTCCAAGCATAATTCCTACATTAGCTGGAACTTTAACGTCTGCAACGGCTGTAAGATTGATATTATTACCTGCTATGGTAAGGTCTGTTCCATCACCCTCAATTTTTTCTGCATCATTACCAAAGGTAAGACCTACGTCAGCTGGTATATTAATATCAGTTGTAGCAGTTAAGTTTATGTCTCTTCCTGATGCTATAGTTAAATCAGTTCCATCACCACTTATGTGTTCACCACCAGCATCTGAAAAATATTCTTTGTTTGATATAATTGTATTTTTGAAAGAACCTGTTCCGTCTAAGTGAATGTTTCTCCAAGAAGCGGCTACACTACCAATATCTCTTGTATTGTCTGCATCAGGAATAAGGTTTGATGCTAAGTCTGCTGTAATAACAAGGGTGTCACCATCGGAGTCACCAATCGTTGTTGTTCCACCAGCGACAGTTATTGTTCCGTCTATCTCTGCATTACCTGCTAACTCTAATCTACCGAAAGAACCAGTAGATACTGTGGATGATGAAATATTACCTGCGGCGGTTATGTTATTCCATCGTTGTGTATCAGAACCTAAATTGTATGTATCGGTTGTGTGTGGAACTATACTTGCACTAGCACTAACAGCACCTAATGAGGCGCTAATCGTTAAGATTGTTTCAGTAGCGCTTTCTACTCCAATACCTTTTGGGTTATGTAATTCTGTTGTTGCTAATGCTGAATGTAATTTAGCCATTTTTCGTTCCTATTATTAAATAAATATCATATTGTTAAGTTTAACCACCTATCTTATGAACAACAATATCTCCATCTGACGTTCCCACGTAATCAAAATTCAAGATTGTATTCAAACTTTCATCATATATAACCATGTTTTGTATTGAATCTAATGTTGCTAATGCAACACCATTTTCTTTTATTGCACCAGTAGAACTTATTGAGCCAGTAACAACCAAATCACCTTTGATTGTGGTATCACTATTGATTCCTTTAAATCCTAAATATCCTGGATCAGCCATTATGTAATCTCCAATATACTTGCAAATACCTCAAGGTCACCATTTGATGTTGCTTTAGTTTCTAAAATATCCCCCGCTCCCAAATTAACTGGTTTCTCAATAATGAGTGTTGAATCTGCAGGAACTAAGACTGTTTTCATCAAATGTCTTCTTGTCGTAAAATTAGCACTACCACTTATAGTGATATCGATACTAGCATCGTTTGTTCCATCTACGTTACTAACATAGATTGCGTGAACAACTGCCGAAGTTGCACCTGGACAAGTATACAATGGATTTATCGTTGTGTTAGATCCAGTCGCTGCGTTTTTAAAGGTATTTGCCATTATTTGTTCCTATTTTTACACTTTTCTTCTACTATAAATATTAAATTTTTCAAATTAGCCTCCAAATACTATTGAGAAAGCTAATGCACTATCGTCAGTTACGCCTGTTAAATCTGAACCATCACCTAATACTTTACCAAATGAACCTGTAGATGCTGAAGAACCACTTACGTTTCCACTAAATTCTGCATCTCCACCCTCAGACATATCCAATTTTAGTGCAGTTATGGTTGTTGTATCATCCACACCTTTGAATAGTAAATCTTTATCACCCGTCATTGATTTTATGACAAAATCAGAAGCAACCCTACTAAACCTACCAAATTCTGTGCCACCATCCTCTAATCTGATTTGTGCGCCATCAGCATCAAGTGTCATATTTCCTGTGGTTGTTACCACACCACTACCGATTTCTAATTTACCAAATGAGCCAGTTGAGGTTGCTGAACCACTTACTTTAGAAGAAACATCAACATATGCAAATGAACCTGTAGATACGGATGAACCACTTATATTACCTGTAGTTACTATTGAATCAATGTAAGCGTCTTTGAAGTATTGACCTGAAGTTCCTAAATCAACATCACTATCTGAAAGAGGTGCTAATACTCCGTCTGCAATTTTTAATTGTACCTGATTGTCAGCAGCAAATCGTATTTCATTCGTTGTTCCAAAATCAATCTTTGTTTGGTCATCCTCACCAATCTTAATATCGGTAGCTAGTAATGATGTAATATTTGTTTGAGCTGCTGTTGCAACTTGCCCATAAAAATTAGTTGCTCTTACATCTCCACTTGCACTTACATCCCCACTTGCAGTTACGTTACCTGTAACATCTAATCCACCTGAACCAGAGATATGGAATCTTTCATCTTCAAAAAATATCTCAACTAAATCTGTATTATCACTACCTCTTCTAAATTTGAAATTATTATCAGCATCCGATGTTTTTATATAACCTACTGTACCAGATTGACCTATACGAAGATAATCATTCATTCCATCGTCAGTCAATCTTAACTGAGCAAAAGAAGAATTTATATCAACTTGACCACTTGAACTTATTCCACTCTGAGCCTTTATATAACCAAATGAACCAGTTGAGGTTGCTGAACCACTAATCTTAGTTGCAGATATGTCAACGATATGCGCTCCATCATCAGTTACCGTTATATCACCACCATCCACATCTATTTCTAAATCAGTAGCTACATCTAATTTTAATTTAGCACTTGAGGCTATAGTTAAATCAGTTCCATCACCTTCAATTTTTTCACCATCATTACCAAAAGTTAATCCTACATTACTTGGGATATTTATATCAGTCGTAGCAGTTAAATGTAAGTCATTACTTGAAGCTATGGTAAGGTCAGTTCCATCACCTTCAATCTTTTCACCATCATTACCAAATGTCATTCCGATGTTAGCAGGAACGTTGACATCACCTGTAGCATCTAAGGTTATATCTGCGCCTGCATCTATTGTTAGTGCGCCACTTGCATCTATCTCAGCTGCATCTAACGTGATTGTGTCTACAGTAAGTTTAGGTGCTGCTAAAAATACACTTGATGTAAGACTTGTTGTTGCGTGTTGATATCTAAGATTTGCTATACTACCACTCACACCCCAATCTATACCACCTGCTTCCATAAGCGCTGATGTAGCTGAACCACTACCAACTGTAATCGTATGGTCAGCTACTTGTAAACTACCGACTTGAGCTTCAATTCTATTACCCGTTACAGTCAAATCTCCAGGTATTGTTACATCTCCGTTATTAAATGTAACAGTTTCAACTAACGTATTTCCACCTGAAGATAATGTTAGAACACCACTTGAAGCGATAGTCATATCAGTTCCGTCGCCCTCTATCTTCTCACCATCATTACCAAATGTTAAGCCTACGTTTGCTGGTATATTAATATCCGTAGTTGCAGTTAAATTTAAATCATTACTTGAATTGATTGTTAAGTCTGTTCCATCACCCTCAATCTTCTCTCCATCATCACCGAATGTTAATCCTATATCAGCTGGTATGTTTACATCTGCTTCTGCAGTAAGATTAATATCACCACCTGCTAATGTGAGATTAGTGCCGTCACCCTCTATTTTTTCTCCATCATTTCCAAAAGTCATTCCTATATTAGCAGGTATGTTTATGTCTCCATTAGCGCCAACGTTAATACTTAAATCTGTTCCATCACTCTCTATATATTCACCACTATCTTGATGGTCTTTGAATACTAATCTATCTCCTACAAAAACTTGACCAAATGAACCCGTTGAACTTGATGAACCACTAATTCCACCACCAGCTGCTGTTACTGAACTTGAACTTAATTCACCTCTCCAAGAACCACTTATCATAGACTGAGCAGTTGAACCAAAACTTGTTATATCTGATTCACCTGTAAAAGTTACATTAGAAGCAGTAAACGGACCTTGAACCTCTAAACCTGTTCTTAAATTTTGCCCCACATACTGATAAACAGTCATGTAAAGTTTTTGTGAATCACTTGGGTCTACTGAATCACTCTTGAATTGTAATACACCTGTTTTGTAATCAAACTGATAATCGTTTGTTGAAACAATATCACCACCACCCAACGAAGCAGTATTTGTTGTGGTTGATTTATATACAATTGCTAAATAACCAGGTGTTGCATCTTCGGTTGTAGCATTTGCTAAAGAAGATACAGAGTATTTAGGTGAAATAAAATTAGTTTGTTGATTATCATCTATCAACTGAGGACCTATACCATCAGAACTTCCTGTCGGTGATAGGAAAAAGAATACCTCATTATTAACGTTTGATTTCGTAAGGCAATGTCTATACCAATATTTAGTTACATTCTGTCCATTTTTAGTGAAGATAGCGTTCTTTTGTGAGCTACCACTATGTGGTAAACTTGAAGATGGAATCAGATGCGCTCTTGTGTATATCTCCTCACTTCTTAAATCAAGGACATTGGTAAACGCCTCTTGAGACGTGTTGAGAGTATTGTGTGTATACCGTCTTGACGCTAAGAGTCTATTCGATTTTGAACCTGAGTCTATTTTTCCCATTACTTTCCTTAACTAAATGTTAGTGTGATGTCATCTAGCGGTGTTGGGTCACCTGCATATCTAACTACCACGTATAGTTCGTTATCATTGTTATCTAAAAATATTCCATCTGCGTTTCTTATTGGAACTGTGTAAGTCCCACTATTTAAACTACCACCTGTATTGCCATATAAATCTAAAGCGTCAGTAAATGGATTCAAGTGGAAATCTGTTTGGTGCGCTACACTGCTTGAAATCAAGTTTGCTGTCAATTCAGAAGGATCGTAAATCCTTGCTCTTGACAATTCACTATTTGTTCCACTACCACTTGCAGCGCTCTTAAAAATTAATGCACAAGCAACTCTATCATCGGTGGTTGCTTTCCAATTTACTAACGTTGTATTATTCAAGTTCACAGTCATACTTGTCTTAGTTCCACTTGTTTGGAATCTTCTAATATAATATTTGTAAGAGCCAGTTCCATAGTTAGCTGGATACCAATATCTTGAACTACCACCTGGATTTACCAAGAAACCTGGTTTTACCTGTAAGTCTTGTTCACCGATTACACGATTTGCTTCACTTCTATCCACTGTGTATGTCTGTGTAAATGCATCTCCATTGAAACCCAATACATTGTTGTTCAATTTTATTCTAAAATCTTCACCACTAAATAATTCAGTTGTTCCTGTCAAACTACCACCATCATATCCTTGAGTTCTCTGATAGACTCCCATAGAACCACTTGAAGCAGGTTGCCCAAATAAACTTGCACTATGGTAAAAAATTGTCTCAGTTTGTAGGGTAGATTGACTTGATGCTCTGTTTCTCGCTCTGATACCAACTGTAAATGTTTCGTCGGTTAAGGTTGACGATTGTTGTATGTTATCACCTGTAGTTCCACTCAAGGTATACGTAGCGTTGAATCTTACAACGTCGGTTCTTGTTGGAACTGCACTTGTCGCTCTAACCGAACCACTATCCGAAGCAAATACTGCATTCGCTGTTTGTATTGTTCCACCACTTGTAGAAACATCATCTATACCTGAACCACCTACTGAACCGACACCGACTGAACCTATGTTATCATCCACTAATGTTGATGATGCTGCATACATCGGATCGAACAATCCACGAACCGAAGCACTTATGTGGTATGTAGCGCCTGTCAAGTATGGTGCGCCACTCAAACTTCTACTTGCAGCTGTCAAGTAACTCTGTGTTACTTGTGCTATGGATAAACTATTAGTTCCTATATCTGAACTTATTTGGTCGATTGGTGCCCAAAAATGTGATTTAGTTGTTCCGTTTACAAACTGATAATTACCTGAACCACTAGCTATACCAACCTTTAAGTCATGCCATCTATAGTATCCACTTGATGAAACACTTGTAAATAATCCTTTTGATGCATGATACTTTCTTGATAGAGAACCACTCAGCTGACTTGTTCCACCCACATTTACAAACTTACCATCTTGGAATGCCGCAGGTATAACTGCTGGAACATTAGTTGCTATCTTTGTTAGTGTTAAACCATCGGATGTTCCAAAAGAACCTAAAGTCAAGTCTAATTTTGATTGTGTGGTATGTGTATTCGATGCAGCCGTTGGTGCGGATACACTACCCGTATCACTAAACGAATGTGTAGCATGAACCCTAACTTTGAAATCAGTAGGACCTCCACTTGTCAATCCACCTAAACCAAATAACTCCGTATCTACTGAAGAACTTACACTTGTCGAACCACCACTATTGGAATCAAAATCGATAAAGTAAGTTCCACCATTATCGTGGTATTGTGTTATACCTTGAAATATTTGTTCACCAGCCGTAACCCAATCTTTTGTAACCAAATACTTCATGGTTGCATTAGTGCTATCGTAACTTTGTGGTAGGTAACCATCTACAGTATCTGTTCCACCTAAATTATTATCGTTTGTATCCACACTTGCAAATGTTTTCGTATTTGGTGCTGCATCAGCCACATCTAATGAGTGACTCATAACACCTGACATAAATCTTAAAATCTCACTTACGTGAGTAGTGTTATTGAAATTATTAAAATAACTACCCTCTAAGTTAGAACCCCAGGGGTTTGATGTAGGATAACCATTAGTAATATTGTTAGTAAATATTGCAGTTGAACTTGAGTATACTCCCTCTGCATTAACTTTTATAGTACCAGATATGTGATTAGAACCTGTTAAGAATACACTACCACTTACTATTTGGTCTCCGATAAAAGTATTAGAACCTGTAGTTGCATAACTTCCAGTAAATTGTTGTATCGTATCTAATCTAGCTTGGTTTTCTGTAGTTGTTGTAGCGAATGAAGCACTAGCTGCAGAGAATGAGCCTGTAATATTAGCTTGGGCTTGAGTTCCGAAAGATATACCCTCTAAATAACCAAACGAACCAGTTGAAGTTGATGAACCACTTACGTTTCCTGTTACAGTTATAGAACCAGTTATATTCAAATCATCAGTAAATAAGATTCCGTCTGAATCACCTCCTGTAGATTGGAATTTGTCAGCAAATACTGTGCCACTTGAACTTATATTGCCACTAGCTGTTATATGATTAAATTGAACATTATTCGTTGTTCCAAGACCTTGAATATTGCCAGTTCCAGCTAAAATACTACCAGTTGATGTATTAGTTGTAACCCTTGTTGAGAAACTACCACTATCAGTTTTGAGATTAGTAATTCTTGTCGAAAATGAACCACTATCAGTTTGTAAATTATCTACATTAGTTTCTTCAGTTGACAACCTTGTTGAAAAACTTGAACTAGCGTCTGTGAATGAACCACTTATATCACTAGCTATTTGTGCTGAACTTGAAACAAGAGTATTTGATAATTCAGTTTCTGCAGTTGTGATTCGTGTTGAGAAACTTCCACTATCAGTTTGTAAATTATCTACATTAGTTTCTTCAGTTGACAACCTTGTTGATATTGAGGAAGAAACATCGACTAAATTAGAAACCGACATTCCTGCTACACTTATCGCACCAAATGAACCTGTGGAAGAAACGGAAGCACTTATATTATTATCAGCAGTTATATCGCCAATAAAAGAATGCGATGAACCCGAAAAGGTATATGAACCTGTGAGTTTAGTATTTAGTTGTTTGCTTGATAGCTTAGCCATTATCTTTTACCATTCTAAGTGTCTGTCTTTGTTCTGTTCGTTTTTGCTCCCACCAGTTAGTGATAGATTTGGAAATATTTTTCTTGTGTTGAATAGTCTTTGGTTGTTTCATTTTTTCTATAGTCTCAACCGTCAGTTTTCTATCCATCTGTGCACAAGATTTACAAACACTATTATTTCCAACTGCTCTATCAAAAGCGTCTTTTCTTGTATAGGTAATCATCCTACTACAATCAGGACACTTTCTATTTTTTCTGTTAGGCCAATTTCTTTTTCTCATAATAATAAATATCAAAGAATGGTAAAAGAAATGTGGTTACGAATCAAATTTTCCCCATGCTAAAATTTCATCACTAGCTTCTAAAACATAACCTATACTATCAGTATCAACTTCAACTTGGAACAAACTACCACTCTGTTTTATTGTCAGAGCGTCATGTTCCATATATTGACCATTCAAGAAAAATATAAAATCATTTTCGTTTGTAGCTGAAAAACCTGTCGGTGCTGAAGCAGTTATAGCGTTAAAACTACCTGTCTTAAATCCTGAAAAATCACCGAATGTAGCAGAGCCAGTATATGATGCAGCTTTCTTTACAAAACATTTTCTCAAATAAGAATCCCTTTGGTCTACATAAATTTTTGATGTAGCTGCTGCATTATCCGATGGTGTCGTTGGTAATCCCAATACCTCACCATCACCACTAAAAGTAAGGTTAGCTGCACTTGCCATTGTGGATGATGCTAAACCTGTAATTGTTTTGTTTGTTAATGTATCTGTAGTAGAGACACCGACTATGTTGATATTACTACCAGCGGCATTATCTATAGCCCATCTTGTTTCACTATGGTCAAATATTAATTGTGCGTTAGTTCCACCACTTCTACCAACCCTTATTCCACTATCTTGTGAACCTAAAGCAGTAGAGCCTGTAAAATTTAAATCAAGAATTGGGTCTTCTACTGTCATAGTTTCAACATTATTAAAAGAAGACGAACCCTCAACAATCAAATCACCATGCACTTTTACCGAACCACTCATAAATCCAATTGGGAATGTGATTGCTAGACTATTTCCAAAACTACTTGATGCATATAAACCACCTAATAGAGATATATTACTTGCTGAAATGTTTCCTGTCGTCAAATCTCCTTGTGCTAAGTCAAGTGAACCAGAACCTATAAACTCAGGTGTCATTTTCTTCTGTTCCCACTCAAACAAACCACTTGATTGCGTAACTTCAGTAGATACTAATACCTCTTGTTTCCTTTGTTGTGGTTGAGCTTGTCTTACTAAATCAATGTATGCCATTATGTTCTTCCTAACTGATATTCAATTTGAATACTATCATCACTTATTAAATCGATACCAAAAAGTTTATTGTTTTGTGCGTATTTTTTATATAATCTTAGTTGTCTATAATTATCAACTAAGTTAAAGTCTGCTTCAAAAGTCTCAGTATTTCCTTTCGGGCTAATTGCTTGTTTTACTGTATTCACACTTACGTTAATATTACCCAAGTTGTCTGTAGAACTTAAATCTAAATCTAATTGATAATATGTAGATTCTTCTGAAAAATCACTTAGTTTGTAGTTTCTTCTTTTTATGTTGTATCGATGATTACCATCACCAAGTGATATAACATCTGCATTCTTTGTTGCGTAACCTTTTTCATTTGCCATCTGAAATGGAACTCTATTATTATTAGTGTCCTTAAACTCCATTACGTCAGCGTTAAACTTTGACTCACTTACTGGAGCCATAAACTTTCGGTTTGAACCCTTATATCCTTGTAAAAACTCTCTCATGATTAAGTCACTGTTTTCTGATAAGTTATATTCAACCTATCGTTTGTTACTAAATTAAATCCTGGTGCCAAATTCGAACTATTTCCTTTTACTGCTAAATGTGTTTTACTAAATGTTAAAGAGCCTGTTAAGAAGAAGTCTGCTGGATCGTCACTTGATTCTTGGTTTGTGTTAGAAATCATATGTGTTCCATTCAATGAAACTTGTAAACTTCCTGTTAGAACCGACATACTTGACGAAAAACTACCAAGTTGTAAATCATACAATTGTGTAGTTCCATCTTTTGAGGATGATTGATTTCCATTAATAACAATTGTTTTTTGTTGATAAAACTTGTTACCCTCTTCGTAATTAATAACCGCTTTGAAATCACGAGAACTTGTTGGTGCACCACCATTCCTCATAACAAACATTGTCTCACCACCATATATGTTCGTAAACTCTAAATCTTGTATTTCCTGCCCAGCTGCATTTCTTACACCTCTGATAAAATCTGTCGTTCCTGCTAATCCACTATTTCTTTTTGTTGTAGACGTAAAAGCACGTAGTGTTTCCGTTTTTGTATTTGGATTGAAAAGTGAAGAAACACTCATATCTGTCTCATCTACAATATCAATCTTTTTTGGTGTAATGTATTTTTGTGTATTTAATTTGTCATTAAATGCTTCAGGAACCAAATAACCATACAATTGTAATGAAAATGTAGTCTTAATAAATCTTTCACCCTCACTCATCTCTGTAGAATCTTCGAATGACTCAATATTAGATTGGAACTTTAACTTTCCTGGCTCTCCCCAATATGAACCATCAGCCCAATTTATCTTTTCTATAATCTTGTTCATTTGTTCTATGTAAGCGGTGAATATAATACACTCATAATTAAGTGTAACATAGTCAGGCATAGCTACGTTGTATAATTCTCTTTGTGGTATTAAACCTCTGTCTGCTGAAAATCTATTATATCTATTTTGTGCAGAATGTTTTTTCTCAAACGTGTAAAATAACTTTGGGTCGTTTGAATCAAGTTTATCTACTGCTATTTCTGTTCTTTTAGACATGGATGTTCTTCTAAAAGCAATGACAGGTGTTATTATCTGTCTTTTACTATCTCTCATAAAACCAGTTCTACGTATGGCAGCCCATCTTTCAGGATTAGCATACATCA